CATCAATCTCTACAGCCCTAAACACTGAAACCGACAGCAAAACTCGCTTTTTACGCTAAACCCAAAATCAACACAGGTGTTATAACATAACATGCCACGCAAAACACGCGCAGACAGCACAGGAGAGCAGGTGAGAGCCATGCAGGCGGGTCAGGTGTATGCACCTAGCCATGTGCCTTTGAGTGACAACGCCAAGCCGTTCTTTGCGAATATCATTGAGGAGTTTGCGCGCTCTGAGTGGACGGCCCATCAGCTAGAGCTTGCGGCTATGTTGGCTCGCACCATGTCGCGGTTGAATAAAGCGCAGATGCAAATTGAGATTGATGGCGAGACTGCCAAATCAGATCGCGGTACGCCTGTTGTAAATCCGCTCGTGCAAGTGTCGAAGGGTTACGCGGGCGACATTTTGGCGATGCGCAGATCGTTGGCTCTTCACGCGCGCGCGCGCGCAAACGGGGATAGCAGAAACGTCGGAACGCGCAATGAGAAATTGAAAGACGCGCAGGAAGCCGTTGAAGATGAGTTGCTGGCGAGGCCTAATTGACACGCGGCGAAAAGGTTATCGCGTTCATTGAGAAGTACGCTGTAACGCCAGAGGGAAAGCACGTAGGCAAGCCGCTCGCTCTTGCTGATTTTCAAAAGGCGTTCATCAAAGAGGTTTACGACAATCCGAAAGGCACGCGCCGGGCATATCTGAGCATTGCGCGAAAAAATGGAAAGTCAGCATTGATCGCGGCAATCCTCTTGGCTCATATTGTAGGGCCAGAGGCAATTCTAAATTCTCAGATTGTTTCGGGTGCTCGCTCAAGAGACCAAGCGGCGTTGGTTTTCAAGCTGGCACAAAAGATGGTGCAGCTTTCGCCTGAGTTGGGCAAGGTCACAAAGATCGTACCATCTGGCAAGTCTATCGTTGGGCTTGCGATGAATGTTGAATACAAAGCGATGAGCGCCGAGGCTGGCACGGCTCACGGCCTATCGCCAGTCTTGGCAATCTTGGACGAAGTAGGGCAGGTTAAGGGGCCGCACGATCCGTTTATTGAGGCGATTGAAACAGCGCAGGGCGCGCACGATGCGCCTCTCTTGATTGCAATATCTACACAAGCCGCAACAGATGGCGATTTGTTTTCGACGTGGTTAGACGATGCGGAAGCGGCGAAAGATCCGCGTATCGTGTCGCACAACTACACCGCGCCTGAGGGTTGCGACCTAGATGACCGCGAGGCATGGGCGGCTGCAAACCCTGCGATGGGACTTTTCAGATCGATCGATGATCTTGAGAGCTTCTCAGAGCAAGCAGAGCGGTTGCCTTCAAAGGAAAACAGCTTTCGTTGGCTGTATCTAAACCAAAGGGTTGAGGCCAGTTCGCCGTTTCTTAGTCGATCTGAGTGGGAAGCTAACAAAAGTCACCCCGCGCCTGTTGACGGTGCAAAGGCATGGGCGGGCTTGGACCTTTCATCGAGCCGCGACTTGACCGCGTTTGTAATAGTTGCGCCGCGAGACGGGGCGTATGATGTTATTCCGCAGTTTTTCTTGCCGCGTGATGGAATACGGGAAAAGTCGCAGCAGGACCGCGTGCCTTATGATGTTTGGGCAGATCAAGGATATTTGACGCTAATAGACGGGCCAGTGATTAGGCCAGATGTTGTGGCGCAGAGCATTGCCGAGGCTTCAGAGCAATATGGTTTTGAGGCTATCGCTTATGACCGCTGGCGTATCAACGATCTAAAGCGCGAGTTGGATGATATTGGGGCCGTGTTGCCGCTCTTGCCGTTTGGTCAGGGCTTTAAGGATATGGCACCCGCGTTGGACAAGCTGGAAAAGCTGGTCGCGCAAAGGCTTCTGCGTCATGGCGCGCACCCTGTTTTGAATATGTGTGCTCAGAACGCGATTGCGGTTAATGATCCGGCTGGGAATAGAAAATTGGACAAGAGCAAGAGCAGCGCAAGAATTGACGGTATGGTCGCACTTGCGATGGCGCCAACGCCTTGGGATACGGACCCTAATTACAAGTTGGTTATCTGATGTTTGGATTTGGCAAGAAAGAAAAGCGCGGGGAAGTTCCTAGCGGATCTGTGCCGACAAGCGCGTCTAACTTCCTTGAAGTAATTTCAGGTATGGGGACGGGGCGTTCATCGACTGGCGTTTCTGTAAACACCGAAACGGCGCTGGGCGTCCCTGCGGTCTGGACAGCGGTTAACTTTTTGTCTGGGACGCTCGCGGGTTTGCCTTTAAATGTTTACCGCCGCGATGGCGAAAACAGGAAAAAGGTTAAGGGCGGTGTTGCCACGATTTTGCACGATGCTGTGAATGACACAATGTCGTCTTTTGAGTGGCGCAAGTATTCGTTTGATCAAGTGTTCACGGGCGGTCGCTCTTTCACGTTCATCGAGCGCAACGCTCAAGGCAAGATAATGAACCTCTGGCCACTTGATCCTTCTAAGGTCACGGTACGGGTAAAGGGCTGGAATCGCGAATATTCATATGCGGACGGATCAACAAAGATTTACGATGATGCTGAAATCATTGACATCCCGTTTATGCTCAAGAGCGACCGGGCTGGGCATCGTGGCCCGATTGCGACGAACAAAGATGTTATCGCGCTGGCAATTTCTGCAACTGAGTTCGGCTCTAAGTTTTTCCAAAACGGCGGCGTACCCCCGTTCGCGGTAACAGGTGGTTTTCAATCTGCGGGCGCTATGGCGCGCGCGTCTGATGATTTTACGGAAGTGCCTGATGGCTTAACGATCACACCAATCGGAACGGACGCAGAGAAGTCTCAACTTGTAGAGTTGAAGCGGTTTTGCATTGAAGAGATTGCGCGTATTTACGCTTTGCCGCCTACATTCTTGCAGGATCTTACTCACGGCACATTCAGCAACACAGAGCAGCAAGACTTGCACTTTGTTAAGCACACCTTGAAGCGTTGGGTTGAGCAAGTAGAGCAAGAGTTGAATTTAAAACTATTTGGACGAAGCAACAATCGGCAGTTTGTAGAGTTCAATGTTGATGGCCTTTTGCGGGGCGACTTCAAAACTCGCATGGATGGTTATGCAACGGCTGTGCAAAACGGTTTGATGACGCCAAACGAGCCGAGACGCAAAGAGAATATGCCAGACATGGAAGAGGGCAATAAGCTCTACATGCAGGGCGCTATGGTTCCACTTGGAACGCAACTTTCAATGCCGCTAGATCAAAATGGAGATGAAAATGCAGCGTGAGATTCGCGGCGGTATTCCTGCCGAAATTCGAGAAGATGACGATGGCCTGATGGTCAGCGGCTATGCCGCAGTTTTTGAGCAAGAGACGGATATCGGGGGGATGTTTCGCGAAAAAATTGCACGCGGTGCTTTCACTGATGCGGTTGGGCGTGATGACGTTGTGTTTTTGATCAACCATGAAGGATTGCCCCTTGCGCGCACACGGTCAGGGACATTGACTTTGCGCGAAGATGATAAGGGGCTTTACATGGAAACTAAGCTGGATCGTGATGACCCAGACGTTAAATCCATTGTTTCTAAAATGCAGCGTGGCGATTTGGACAAAATGTCGTTTGCATTCTGGCCCGATGTGCAGGAATGGGACGACAGTGGCGATATTCCGTTGCGAACGGTCAAATCCGCAAGCCTCTATGACGTTTCTATTGTCACAACGCCCGCATATGACGGTACAGAGATTGGATTGCGTAGCCTTGCGGATCACCGCGAAGCGCAGCAAAAACAAGAGAATTTCAGCGCAGCGCGTAGGCGCTTGCGCATGAAAGCTGACCTTGCAGGGCGCACAGCCCAGCAAGAGAATGGGCAATAGCCCTATTTTTCCTTTAATCTGCAACGAAAGGACATAACATGTCGCAGATCAAATCTATTCGGGAGAATATGGCGAAAATTGCCACTGAAGCCCGTTCCAAGTTCGATGAAATCAAGGACGACACGCCAGAAGAGCGCGCCGTTGAAATTGAGCGTGAATTTGACGCCATGATGGCGGATCACGACAAGCTGGGCGAAAAAGCCGAGCGTCTTGCCAAGCTAGAAGCTGCGGAGCGCTCTGTAAATCAGGCTGACCCACGCCGCCCAAGCGGTGAAGCTGAAGGTCGTGGCACTGATGATGGTGAATTGCCTACGTATCGCGAAGCGTTTTTCGATTACCTGCGCTCTAAAGCACCAGACGCAGAACCTATGTCAGACGCAGCTCGTCACGTTCTGCGCGCTGGTTACGTGCCTGCAAAAGAATTGCGCGCGCAAACGACAAGCAACACAGCGGGCGGTCACACGATCCCAACTGAAACGGCTGATATCCTTGTTCGCTCAATGCTTGCATGGGGTCCAATGTATGACCCAGGCGTCACAACTGAAATCGTGACGACAGGCGGCGGTCAGCTTGAAATGCCAACTGTCAATGACACGGCTGTAACAGCAGGCGCGCACACTGAGGGCGCTACATTGACCGACGATGGCGGTAAAGACGCGACGTTTGGTCAGAAAGTGCTGAATGCCTTCGCGTTCGACACTGAATGGGTCCGCGTGTCCAAAGAGCTTGCCGATGACAGCATTTTTGCGATGGAAACTCTGCTCGGTTCCTTGCTTGGTGAGCGCCTTGGACGCATTGCAAACTTGCAACTGACAACTGGCACTGGTTCAAGCGCTCCTAACGGTATCGTTACGGCTTCTTCTGTAGGTGTAACAACCGCAGGCACAGACGCGATGACGTTTGACGAAATCCTTGACCTAGAGCATTCCGTTGATCCTGCATACCGCACAGGGCCGATGG